GCGGTTGAATAAGGTCTTGGATTACAACCCAATGGACTTTAACGTGACAAAGGTTGAACTCTTAAAAGTAATTGAATTAAACTATATTTAGATGGCAGAAGAAATTGTAGGTCTCAAGGTCAAGGTTGATGCCAGTGAGGCAACCAAGTCACTTGGGCAGGTAAGGAAAGAAATAAAACAAGCGAATAGTGACTTAATTGCAGCACAAAAACAATTCGGGGACTATTCAGCTGAAGCAATAGCAGCAGCAAAGAAGGTCGCACAATTAAAGGATAGCATACAAGAGGCAAGGGAGACGGCTGATTTGTTTGACCCTGGTAAGAAGTTCCAAGTATTTGCAGGTGCATTGTCAGCAGTAGCAGGTGGGTTTAGTGCAGTACAAGGAGCAATCGGATTGCTTGGTGTAGAAAGTGAAGAGGTAGAAAAATCAATTTTAAAAGTACAGTCTGCCCTTGCATTATCTCAAGGACTTAGCACAGTTGCAGATTCAGCAAAAGACTTTCAAAGGCTTGGAGCGGTCGTTAAAACGCAGGTCGTTAACGCATTTAGTACATTGCGTGGTGCAATCATTGCAACTGGTATAGGTGCTTTAGCGGTTGGAGTAGGTTTGTTGATTGCCAACTTTGAGACAGTTAAAAAAGTAGTCCTCAACTTTATTCCAGGTCTTGGCAAACTTGCAGACTTTATCGGAAACCTTGTAAATAAAGTAACAGACTTTGTTGGTATTACAAGCGAGGCAGGTAGAGTAACAGCGAAAGTAATTGCAGAAAATGATAAAGCAATTGCATCAACAGAAAGGCTTTTATCCCTTAATGCAGACAAGTACGATGAGTTTACTCAACGTAAAATAAAAGCAAATCTTGAATATAGGAAAAATCAAAATGAGTTTTTAAAGGATGAGAAATTAACTGAGGATGAAAAGAATGCCTACATAAAACAAGCAAGAGAAAAGGCAGACAGAGAAATTGCAAAATCTGATATAGATAGAAATAAAGCAGCAAAGGAAGCAGGGAAAAAATTAGCAGATGAGCAAAAAGCAATTGCAGATAAATTAGAAGCAGATAGGAAAGCAAGAAGAGAGCAGCAATATAATGACTTTGTTCAATTTGTAAATGATTTAAAAACATCAACAGATGCAGAAGTTGAACTTCAAGCATTTTTGATTGAAGAACAAAAAAGAAAAGAGCAGGAGTTATTTGATTGGAGAGTTAACTTGCAGCAGCAGAAGTACGATGAATCAGAAGAAGAATTTGCATTTTTACAAGAATTAAATAAAAAAACTCTTGATAACGAACAAAAAACTCTTGATGCAAGACTTTCTGCACAATTGCAGTTTGCAAATGCAATAGGCGGAATTTTATCGGGATTGTCGGGTCTATTTGAACAAGGAACTGCTGCAAGTAAAATTGCTGCAATAGCAGAAATAGGTCTTGGCACTGCAACTGGTTTCATACAAGGATTAGACATTGCACAAAAGGGAGCAAAAGCAACTGGTCCTGCTGCACCTTTTGCTTTCCCGATATTTTATGCATCACAGATTGCTGCGGTTTTAGGTGCTGCTGGTAGAGCAAAACAAGTTCTATCTCAAGTTAAAGGTGGTGCAGGTGGTGTAAATATTCCAAGAGGGGGAAGTCTTGCAACTGCTCCAGTCAGTCCACAATTGTCAACAGTGAACACAGTTACACAATTAAATCAGGCATCTATAAACGAGATGGGGTCAGCAGCAGGTAGAGCATACGTTGTTGAATCTGACATAACTAACCAACAAGAAAAGATTGTAAGAATAAACCGAGCAGCGAGGCTTGGGTAACAAATAACCAATAAAAAAAGTAACAATGGAAAAGAATATTCCAATATTTAACTTAGAGATTACCAATGATTTAGAGGATGATGTAGAAGTGGATGTGATTAGTTTGGTTGACAGACCTGCCATTGAGCGGTCCTTCCTTGCCTTTACTGAGGATGAGTTTGCAGAATCCTATACCGATTATCCTGAATCTGCAAAGAATAACGCACAAAGAGCATTGGATTGGGTAGAGAAGAATGGATGGGGTTCTTGCGGTGAAGCAACTGGTAAGATAAGGGCAAACCAAATCGCAAAGGGTGAACCTTTGACACGTGAAACAATTGCAAGGATTAGCGGATTCAAGAGGCATCAGCAAAACAAGGATGTGCCATATTCTGAAGGATGCGGAGGTCTTATGTGGGATGCTTGGGGTGGTACTTCAATGATAGAATGGGCAAGTAATAAACTGAAAAAGATTGATAAGCAGACCTTTGTGATACAAGATGAGGACCAACAAATTATAAGCGGTCCTCTAATGTTAGCAGATACTCCCATTTATAGGAATGACCACAACGGGGAGTATTATGTAGTCTTTACAAAGGAAACGATAAAAAAGATTGCACAGAGGTACTTCAAGAAAGGGTATCAAGCAAACGTGAATTTGATGCACGATTCAGGGCAATCCGTTGAAGGTGTCACTATGTTTGAGTCTTTTATCAGTGACAAGGTTAGGGGCATCCAACCTATGAAAGGATTTGAGGATGTACCCGATGGGTCTTGGTTTGGGTCATTCAAGGTAGATAATCCTGAGGTATGGAAAGAAATAAAGGCAGGGAATGTCAAAGGGTTTAGCGTTGAGGGTCAATTTAATTATAAGAAGACAGGAGATAAAAAGATTGAGCAACTTTGGGAAAATGTCCTTGAAGTGCTATCTAAAGTCAAGTAGCATATATTTCATAGCAGTTTGGTTAGGCAGGGTGTTTCCACACCTTGCCTTTTTGTATATGGTACATTGGTAAATGCCTCCTATTTATTACCAAAAGTTATTATGACAACTTTGGAAGCAATTAACAAGATTAAACAAATGTTCGCTGAGGCGGGTGAAATGCCTATGCCTTCTGCTGAACCTCTCCAATCTTTTGCGGAATATACGCTGAAGAGTGGTGCTAAGGTAATGATTGACAAGTTAGAAGTCGGTGGTAAGGTTACACTGGTAGATGAGGGTGGCAACGAAGTTCCTGCTCCTGCTGGTGAACATGAACTCATTGATGGTTCTGTTATTCTGTTGGATGAAGCATCTGCTATTGTAGAAATCAAAGTACCTAATGTAGAACTTCCTGAAGTTCCTGAGGTTGAGATTGACACAAACAAGCATTATGAGGACAAGGACATGATGAAGAAGAAGATTGAAGAAATGCAGAAGCAACTTGATGAGATTAAGATGGCATACGATGCCAAACTTGCCTCTCAAGAAGCAAAGTTTAGCAAGGGCATGAGTGACATTTCTGATGTTTTGGTTCAACTTTTGAACACACCATCTGCAAATGCAACTGAAGCACCAAAGGAAAAGTTTAATCAGCACGTTGAAAAAAAGGAAGATAAGATTAGCAGATTCCTTGATTTCGCAAAATCAATTAAGTAAAAATTTCTCAAACAATAAAAATTAAATAAAATGAGTTTTTCAGTAGGAACATTGGCAGCCTATACAAAAGAGAACGAAGCACTACTTGTTGCATCTTCTGTACTTGGCAGCAAAACTGCATCTTTGATTAAGGATGCTGGTAACGTGATGGTAGGTGTTAAGTCTGCCGAAACCATCAACATTATGGATACAGATGCAATCTTCCAAGATGGTTCATCTTGCGGATTTAACGCATCAGGTCTGACTTCTTTCACACAAAGGACTGTAACAGTTGGAAAAATTAAGGTTAACGAAGCACTTTGCTTGAAAGACCTTGAAGCAAAGTACTTGCAAAAAGCACTCCCTGCTGGTTCTTCTTACGATTCAATGATTTACTCTGAAGAGTATTCTAAGCGTAAAGCAGAGAAAATTGCTCAACAACTTGAGAAAACTTTGTGGGTTGGTGCAACTGGTAGCGTTGATGTAAACTTGAATAAGTTTAGCGGTATCACTACCTTGATTACTGCCGATGGTGCAGCAGTTGTAAATGCTAATAGCGTTGCTCTTCACGGAGTTGTAGAAACTGCAATCACTGATGCAAACGTAATCAGCATCTTTGATGACATCTACAAAGCAATCCCTGCCCAAGTAGTAGACAAGGACGATATCACTATCTTCTGTGGTATGGATGTTTTCCGTACTTACACTGTAAAATTGAAGTCTTCTAACTTGTTCCATTACAAGTATGATGAGGCTGCAAATGGTCAGTTCTTCCTCCCTGGTACTAACGTTAAAGTTATGGCGGTACAAGGTTTGAACGGAAGCGGTAAGATTGTAGCAATGAGGGTATCTAACCTGTTCTTGGGAACTGACCTTTTGAATGAAGAAGAAAGATTTGAAATCTTCTATGCAAAGGAAGCAGACCAAGTTCGTTATGTAGCAGAATTCAAGATGGGAGTTAACTATGCATTCCCTGATGAGATTGTTAAGTTCTTCGTTTAAATAACATTGATGGTGAGGGGTGGTTTGCATCCCTTGCCTTCATTATAAAACTTATAGGTATGTCCTGTGCACTCACACAAAATTATGTATTAGACTGTAAGGAGTCAATAGGCGGAATAAAGGCGGTTTGGTTCATTCCATTCGCTGATGTTACTGCAATAACTGAAGCATCAGGCGTTGTTACTACTATCACAAAAGCAGGAGGTAAAGTTTTCTACAAGTACCAACTTGTAAAGCAAACCTCTTCACTTACCGAAAACATTACCGCCTCTGTTGAGAATGGCACTGTTTTCTATGCTCAAGAATTGTCAATCATCCTCAATAAACTTCAAGCATCTACAAGAAACGAGATTCTTCTTCTTGCTAAGAACAATCTCCTTGCAGTAGTTCAGGATGGTAATGATAAATATTGGTTGCTTGGAAAGGTAAATGGTGCTGATTTGACTGGTGGTAATGGTGCAACTGGTGCTGCTTTTGGAGATAGGAATGGTTACACATTGACCTTTACAGGCAATGAACCTGCACTTGCTCCTGAGGTTTCAAGTTCAATAATTGCAGGTCTTACTGCGTAAATAGGAAGGTTTAGAATTGAGTAGGGCATCCATATCGGATGCCTTTCTTTTTGGGTAAAAGTCAAGGGATTATCTATTTAGATACAATGATACAACTGACACAAGGTTCAACTGAGTTCATTTACTTAACATTAACGGAGAAGCAGACACTTGCTTCACCTAATTACCTATTCCGTTTTGTCAATAGGACTACACGGGATGAGGTTGCCTTTGTTTTGCTGAATGCTCTTGATGTATCACCTTTCAAGGATAGGTATAACAAGTTCAGCATCAAAGTACCTAAATACTTTGGATTGGGTAACATTGGGGAGTGGTTGTACTTTGTTTACGAGCAATCAAGTGCTTACAATGTAGACTATACCCAAGCGACTACATTGCTTGAGGAAGGAATAATGAAACTGTCACCATCAACCACATTTGAATATACGCAGCACGAGGTTGACAATACATATATAACAAGATGAATGATTTAGTAATACTTAATTTCCAAGAGGCAAGGCAACCCGAATATAGAGAAAAGAGGGGTAAGGGGTATATTGAGTTCGGTGAAAAGAATGATTACCCTAACTATCTTTTGGCACTTTACAATAAGAGTGCTAAGCATAACGCTATCGTTAAGGGTAAGGTTAATTACATTATCGGGAACGGATGGAAGGCAGATGAGGCAGACCCGATTGCGGAGCAGTTCATTGCTCAACCTAACCAATTTGAATCTTTAGCGGATTTAACAAGGAAGGTCTCAATAGACATTGAAATCTTTGGAGGTGCTTACCTTGAGGTTATTTGGTCTGTTACAGGTGGTCAGTTAACTGATGTCTTGCATATTGATTATACTAAGATAAGGTCCAATACAGATAATACGCAGTTTTGGTATAAGAAAGATTGGAACGAAAGAAAGGATGAGTTGATACCTATAATGGCATTCAACACGAAGGTTAGGCAAGGTAAGCAGATACTTTACATAAAGGAGTATAGACCAGGTTTGGATACCTATGCTCTTCCAGGTTATATGGGTGCATTGAACTATATTGAATCTGATATAGAAGTCAGCAGACACGTTCTTGGCAATGCTCAAACGGGTTTCAGTGCATCCAAACTTATTACTCTTCCCAATGGTGAACCTTCTCCCGATGAGAAGCGTAACATTGAAAGGAGGTTTACGGATAGGTTTAGCGGTTCTGATGGAAAGAAGTTTATACTTTCCTTTACAACTGACCCTGCAAGGAAACCAATTATAGAAGACCTTGGTGCAAGTGATATCACAAAAGAGGACTTCACAAGGGTTGATTTGATTATACAAAACAATTTGTTTGCAGGTCATCAAATTACCTCACCAAGTCTTTTTGGTATTGCAGAACCTGGGCAGTTGGGCAGTCGGACTCAGATGAGGGACAGTTACGAAATTTTTAAGAGTACATATTGTAACGATAAACAACAGTTCCTTGAATCAATCTTTAATCAGTTAGCGGTCTTAAAGGGTGCTACATCGGAGATTAGTATCATACCAGTAGAACCTATTGGGTTTGAGTTAAGCGAACAGGCACTTTTGCAGATTGCACCGAAAGAGTGGTTATTGGAGAAGGCAGGTATAGATGTTGCAAAATATGCACCAACTGAAGCAACTCAACCGAGTTTGAATCAAGAGCAGATTGAGGTAAATGATAACCTCAAGAATCTAAGCGGTAGACAATACCAACAATTGATGAGAGTTATTAGGCAGTTCTCTCAAGGTAAGATATCCAAAGAGATTGCAGTAACTATGCTTAAATCAGGTCTTGGAATGACTGACAATGAGGTTAATGCTATGCTCGGCATAGATGATGACCCAATGACAGAAGATTTCAGTTTTTCAGCATTGGATGAGGACACTGTTATAGGCTTATTCAGAGAGGTTGGTGAACCTAAGAGTGATTATACCATAATCAATTCTAAGGCGGTTTTTAGCAGTCGTGATGCATTTGCAGAGGGTGATTTAATAGACAAGACACTTGATAAGCAAATCCTTTACTTAATCAATAAGGATAATAAGATTAGCATTGATGACATTGCTAAGACTGTAAAGAAAACAAGAGAGGTTGTACAGGGTCGTTTGAGTTACTTGGTTGAATCGGGTGCAGTAAGTTATGACCCAAAGATAGAAGAAAGGAAACTGACTAAACCACTTAGCAAGTTGGTTGATGATATGGAGATTACAACCTTTGAGGTTAAATACTCCTATGAGTGGAAACCGATTGTCCCAAGTTCGCAAAGAGATACACCTGAACATCCATCAAGGACCTTTTGCAGAAAGTTGGTAAGGGAGGATAGACTTTGGAGTAGAACAGGTATTGAAATGCTAAGTGCAAGACTTGGTTACTCAGTCTTTGACAGAGGCGGTGGTTGGTGGGGAGATTCTCCCTCTTGCAGACACGAATGGAGAAGGAACGTAGTAGTTAAAAAGAAAAAATAATGAGCAGAAATATATTATTTATCTCAGTAGATACGATAAAGGACAGAACAGGTTTACACGTTAACGTAGACCCTAAACTGGTCTTTCCTGACATCCTTTATGCACAGGATGCATATATCCTCCCTGCACTTGGTACGGCACTTTATGAGAAGTTGCAGACAGGTATTGAGTGCGGAGACTTGAACTGCGATGAGGAAACTTTGCTGAACACTTACATAACACCTTGTTTGGTTTACTATGTTATGAGTGAGTTGCCAATGGCGTTATCTTACCAGTTCTACAATAAGGGAGTAGTAAGGAAAACAGGCGAAGGTCAAACAGAACCGAGTGCATCAGACTTGGCAGATGTGGCGAATAGGTACGGGGCAAGGGCAGAGTTCTACAAGCAAAGGTTAATCAAGTTCCTAAAGCAAGAATCCCAAGCAAGTGCAAAGTATCCTGAGTACATAAATCCTGGCACTGGAGTAGATACTATCGTACCTGATAACGATGCTTATACTACAACCATTTGGTTAGGGGATTATGATTGTGGCAGATACAAAACATTTGAGGAAAAGTATCAAGGAGATATAAACAGATGCTGTGGCGAATAAAACTTACACTAAAAAGAACCAAGAGAAACTTCGTGTTTACCTTGAAAAAATAAAAAAGGATGACCCTAAACCAAATCATAAAGACAATAGAGGACTTGGGAAATGCCCATCAACAAATCAAGACAACCTATTACGGCAACGCTTTTGATTTTTTGAGCAAGGGTACTGACAATGTCTACCCTGCTTTATTCTTTGACCTAACGGGTGCATCTATCAATGGCAAGAGTTCAACTATAAACTTTACCTTGTTTTTTTGCGATAGGGTACTTCCCGAGCAATCAAACGAGCAAGAGGTCTTGTCTGACCAATTGCTAACGGCACAGGATATAATTGCTCAGTTGCACTTCAATGAGTTTGACTTTGTGGTTCAAGATGCAGTAACGCTTGACTTCTTCACAGAAGATACTCCCGAATATTTGGCAGGAGTTAGTGCAACTATTGCTCTTGATTTACCATACTTACAGAATAGGTGTGAAGTACCAACAGACTACACTTATCCATCATAAATCTATTTAAAGAAAAAGATAATGGCATCAGATTTCAGACCAGGGAAACTTGACATACAGATATGGAGAAATGACACTTGGCAGCAGGTGTTTACTCTTTTGGCAGATACTACACCAATCAACCTATCGGGTTCAACAGTTTATATTCAGGTCCGCAAAGGATGTGGTGGTGTACTTGCTTTGAGTTTGACAAACTCAAGCGGTGTGACTATTGGGGGTGTTGACAATAACCAAATCACAGTGAACAAGTTGGTAGATATTGCCAAGGGTAATTACGTGTGGGATATGCAGGTGACTTTTACTACTGGTGTTGTTAAGACATACCTTGAGGGTGATTTTATTGTTTATGATGATGTAACTAAACCATAGAAGATGAGCATTGATGTAAACGTACAGAATGATTTAGTCATTGTTACAGAAAGCAGTGAAGACATAACGGTAAACGTTAGCAATGCAGCAGGTCCTGCGGGTGTAGGTGTTCCTACGGGTGGCACTACGGGTCAGGTATTAAAAAAACAAAGTGGAACAGATTACGATACTTTTTGGGCATTAGATGGTGTTGGTGTTCCTTATAGCGGTGCTACGGGGAATGTTGACTTAGGTGATAACGACTTGGAAGCTGGTTCAGTATTCGTAGAAGGTGCTGCTGGAGCAGGTGGTGCATTAAGAAT